TGTTGTTCCCGGTAGGCACAACGAGACCGTCGGCCGCCCATTTCATCGAGTCGCGAAAATCCGCTACCACGTTGACCCCGGGGTAGCCCGCGCCATCCCGTACCGGGCCCTTGGCGGGGCGAAACCAGCGCACCTCATGCCCCGCGGCCGCGCAACGTATGCAAAAATCTAACCCCACGCGGTCGGTGTCGACCACTAAAACGTGCATGGTGAACGCATGGCATGGTACGGGCTCGCTGTCCTGGTCGGTTCGGTCGCGTTCTGGTGTGCCGTGCGCATGGCGACTGCCTGGATTCGCCGCAGTTTTACCCCGCGGGCCCAGCGCGCGCTGTTGCGCCCGTATCGTTGGCGGGATCCGCTCATCGGTCTATTTCGACTCGGCCGCGGCGCTGCCCGCGCCTATCGCCGCGGTCGGGCCCGTTACCCGCATAAATTCAGACAACGGTAGAAGCTTCTGCTCGCGACTGGCGGCGCGCCCCGCCGCCCCCGCCGCCTGCTCCGGATGCAACAGCAATTCGCCGATGCGCGCCTGAATCTTGGCTTCGATCGGCTTGCCGGCCGAGGACAGCCACGAGGCCGGCGCGGCCGCCAGTTCGCGCAGAATCCAATTCTTGATTGGCCCGGGCAGGCCCATCGGGTCGACAATCTGCTTGATCATGTTGGCGCCCAGCTGATACTGCGCGGTCGGCGATCCCTTCACCGCGCCGCGCTCGGCCACTCGCGCCTCGCGGCCGACCTCCCGGCCCATGTTGGCCACCAGCTTTAAATCATCGGTGGTCAGAATGTCGTCGAGCTTGGCCCCCGGAAAGCCGGTCGCGCGCTTGGCGATTTCATCGCCCTGGCGCAGCACTTCGGCGTATTTGGTCGGCGTGGTGCGCTCAGCCCCCAGGTCAGTCAGGGCCGGGAATAGCTTCGTGCGCAGGTACTCGCCGACCTCCAGCCGCGCAATCGGCTTGCTGGCCTTGGCGAAGTTCGCGCGCGCCGTCTTGTAGGCCGGCGACATTTCGTCGACCACCTTCAACAGTTCGCCCTGCGTTTCCTTGAGCAGCCGCGCGCGGTTGCTGTTGCCCGACTGCATCGCCTCGCTGATCTGATCATCGAGCGCCTTTTTCACGTAGTGCAAGCCCTGCACCGACCCCTCGGCCTGCTCGCCGATGTCTACCCCCGCCTCAGCGGCTAGGTTCTTCGCCTCGGCCACCGCTTTGATTACCGAGGGGCGTTTGAGCAGCGCGTCCATTTCCTTACGCACCGCCGGGCTCACTTTCGCCGGGTCGATTCCGGCGTCGAAGGCTCGCTTGTAGTCGGTCTGCGCCGCGCGGTCGCGCGCCGCCTCTAAGCGCCCGGCCTCACCGGGTTGACCGGCGATCGTGCGCAGCGCGTCTTGCCGTGCCTGGATACGTGCGGTTTTGCGCTCGGCGAACGCCGCCGATACGTTCGGATCGGTCTGCGCGGTGCGCTCGAGCACCGCAATACCCGGATCGTCGGTCACTTCGGCAAGGGTCGGTTTCGATCCCGGGATCAGTTCGGCGTCGCGCGCCGCCTGCGGGCTCACCCGGTAGGCCGCCTGCGGATCTTTCGAGAATTGCCCCAGCGTGCGCAACGCCATACGCTCGCGCCCGCCCGCGCTGAGCGGATCGGCGATCGCCCCCCATAGCGCCGGCACCGCGCGCGCCGCGGCCACCCCCAGGCCCCCGGTCGGGGCGGCCAGGGCCGCCGCTTTGCCGCGCTCCTCGAGGCTGCCCGGCGTACCCAAAAACCCGGCCCCGCCGGCGTAGCCCGCCGCACCAAGCACGGTATTGGCCCCCGGCAGCATCGCTACCGGCGCCATCGTCGCCACATCCCCCGTGAAGGCCGACATGGGATATTTCTGCTGCAGCTGCTCGTCAAGCTCGGCGCGGTCTGACTTCTCCGCACTCGGACCGAATACGCCCGCCGCCGCGCGCCCGAAGCGCGTCGCCCCGCTGCCAAAGGCCGCCAGCGGACCCCCCAGCGGGCTTTTGTCCTCCTCGATCGTTTTCTGAATCGCTGCGGGCATGCCCTCCTTGCCGATCACGCGCTGCTCGCGCACCGGATCGGCCGCAGTCATAAACTGCTCCATGGCCAGACCGCGGTCGTGTTCGGGCACCTTCGCGGAGATCACATCCTCAAAATATTGTTGCTTCACCAGCTGCCGGGCGCGCGGGCCCAGGCTTCGATACTCCGGGCGGTTGACGACCTCTTCCCACGGCAGGGCCGCATTGCGGTCCACCATCGATGGCTGATCATCAGGGGCGGGCATTATTTCTTCCACAGGTGCGAGTAATCCGGCTTTTCACCGCCGCTCGCATTCCCTGGGGTGGTGGCTGGATGACGCTGCATTGCTTCGCGCGCCGCCGCTTCGGCCGCGTCGCCCTCCTGATTCACCGCGTCCACCAGCGCTTTGATGGCTTCCGGACCGTCTGCGGTATTGAAAAGCTCCTGGATGTGTGCGCGCTTGTCCTTGTCGGTGCCCCCCCGCGCAGCGAGCGCTTCGTAGGCGTTTTCAAAGCCGCGCATCTGCACCTTGAGCACCTTCAGGTTCGGGTCGGAAATCTTAGAATCCCCGATCTGCTTTAACTGGCTCCACGGCACGAAAATGCCGCGCGGCACCTTAGCCGAGGCGGCGAGCACGAGCGGGCCGAAGGTCTTAATTTCCTTCTGCGATACCGCAATCTTGCCGGCCTGCCCGGCCGCCGTGGTGAGTTCTTTTTTCTCGGTTGCTAGGTTGATCACGCCGCTTTTGATCATTTCGGCGATTTCATCCGGCGTTTTATTCGGGTGGCGCGTAAGCAACGCTTCGGCGGTCGCGATCTGCTGGTCTTTGGAACGCATCCCGGCGGGCAGCGATACGTTTTTTTCGGCGAGCGCCGCCATCAGATCGGCCGCCGCCGGGGTGAACTGATGAGCGCTCGTCCGGTTAGGGTCCCAGCGTGGCCCGCTGCTGATGTCTTTCCACGCTTTGCCCTTCGGGTCGTACTCCTGATCGATTTCCTGACCCCCGCGGATGATGCGCCGGTGTTCCGGGGCTTTCTCGTCGCGCTTTTCGGTCGACTTTTCAGCCGCCGCCCACTCGGCCAGCTTTGACTTCGCACTGACGATGTGATCGCGCACCTTCTGCGGGTCGAACGGGCTTTTTTTGATCTGGTCGCCCGTTTCCGCGTTGATGAGGTTCGCCTTCACCGCTTCGTCGACTCGCTCGGCGCGTAACTCCGTCGCCTGGCGAATCGCTTCACCTTGCGGCGCGCCCTGCTTGATCGCCCGTTCGTAGGCGTCGATCCCGCCGGCGGCGATATCGTGCGTGGTCTCAAAGGATTGTTGCTGTCGCCTGAAGGTGTTCTCATCGGCCGCCGCATCCGCCTGGCGCGTGCGCGCGCCCGCGAGCGCCTGATTGCTCTGCGCCGTAAGGGTGTCCATCCCCAGCTTCGGGGACACCGCCATCATTTTTTGGAGCGCCTCGGGGGTGTAGCCGCCGGTGCGCGGGTCGTGATTGGCCGGGTCGGCAGCGATGCGCTGAAAAGCCGTTTGTGCTTCCAGCGCGAGCTTTTTCGCCTGCATTTCCTGCGTGTTCATCGCGATGTTTTGGCGCTCGGCTTCCATCTTGAGCTTTTGCGCCTCCACCTGCTGCGGGTAGTTCTGCAGCTGTTGCGCCATCTGCGCCATGCTCAACATTTGCATGGGGTCGGGCATCTTGAGGCCCTGGACGTTCAGCGCAATGGAAGGGTCTAGCGGCATGGTGTCCTCCTACAGCCAGGCGGTCGTGTTCGGGTCAATCGTGCTCGGCATCCCGTACGGGTTGCCCGTCGGGGTCCCGCCCGGGTTGCCCTGCGGGTTGTACTTCGAGAGCAGCTGCCCGGTGAGGTACTGGTTATAGATGTTGCCGGCGCCTTGCGTGAGCGCGTTCGCGCTGCCGACCTGGCCGGCGGCCAGAGCGGCCGCGGCGCTGGTGCCGAACTGCCCCGCGGCATTGGTCGCATTCGCCCCCAGCCCGGCCTGGCTGCCGGCCGCGTTCACGCCGGTTGAGGACACCCCGCCAAAGAGCCCGCCGACCTGGTTTTGCCAATTCGTGTAGTTATTGAGCGCCTGCTGATAGTCCTGCGATGCATAGTTCTGCGTCCAGTCGGACAGCGCGCGCAGCGTGTTCCCGCTGAAGGTCCCGCCGGTCGCGCTCGCGTTGTTCAGAAGCGCCCCCTGCCCCTGCTGCAGCATCCAGTTGTAAGAGGGGTCCTGCTGAAACATGCGCAGATTAAACGGCGTGGTGAGCGCCCCAGGCCCTAAGCCGTAGCCCCCGCCGTAACCCGGGGCGTTCGGTGCCCCACCGACCCCGCCCGCCGTGGTGAGCAAGGGCGAACCGCCCATGATCCCAGCCGGGCCCGGCGTGGGCCCGCTGCCGGCACTCACCGGCATGATTCCGGAGGTCGCTGCCGTCGCGCGCCCATCGGGGGCCGCGTTGGCTGCCGGCGTGCCGACCGGCGTCGGGGCGCCAGGCAGCGGCGCCCCGGGCTGCGGCACGGTGCCCTGCGGTCCCGGGGTGGTCGGCGGTTTGAACCCGAACTGCTTCGCGACCGCGGCATCGGCGCCGTACATCCCGGAGGTGTACTGCTGATATTGCGATTGCGCATCGGCCGCGTTGTTCGAATCCCCCGGCGCCGCCCGGTTGTTGTAGGCCATGAAATCGCTCAGGCTGTAGCTAGGCGCGTTCGGGTTGCCGGTGGGCGTGCTGAAGCCCGGGGTGCCGATCAAGTACTGCAGATAGTTGTTACCGGCCTTGCCGCTCGTGCTCCACGGGCTCAAGAGGTCCTGCCCCTGCGCCATCTGCGCGAGGGTGGCGCCCTGCGCCGCCTGGCCGGCGGCCGCTTGCGTCTGGCCCGCCTGCGCCGCCTGACCCGAGGAGTAGACCGAAGCCCCGCCCGCGATGACCGCCGCGGCAATCGCTGCGCAGTAAGGCATCTAGGCCTCCCTTTCGTTCAGCAGGCACAGCACGATCGTGCCCGGCTGCAGAATCATGATTTTGTGCTCGACCCCGGCGCGGATCAGAATCCCGCACGGGCCCCGATAATCGAAGGGTTCGGGGCAATCGGCACGCCACACCCGCACCTCGCCCACCGGAATGTAGGTGGTGTGATCGAACGCATGCACGTGCTGCTCGAGGATCGCACCGGCCACCGGAAACGCCTGCTGGCGCGCCGCAATCCCGTCGGTGAAGTGAAACTCAACGAGCGGCCCGACCTCCACCGCGGCGCGCGGAACGCCATCGAGCGTGCGCAGCGCCTTGAACGGGTTAACCATCGCGGCGCAGGCACACAATCAAGGTCATGCGATCCTCCGCCCCCTCGTTCACCACTTCATGTTCCTTGCGGTTGTCGAACACCCATACGTCCCCGGTTCGCATCACGCACCACTCGTCGGCGCACCGGTAGCGACAGCGATCGTTCGTTTGCAGCGGCACGTAGCACTTCGTTTCGTAGTGCTCGGGGTGCCACCCCGAGTCACTGTGCGGCAAAATGCGCTGGCCCGCCGGCACCCGGGTAATGAGGATGCCGCCAAGCTCTGAGGCCTCCAGCCGCGCCATGAGGAAGAAAATGATCGGTCGCAGCGTCGGCAGTTCGCGGTACGCCGGATAGAACACCGGGTGATGGTCATCGATCATTTTCGCGAAGTGCTCGGCGTCCGGGATGTCCGGGTTGCCGCGGATCCAGATGTCATTCACGCGCGCATGCCCGGTGCCGGCGAACATTGTGCGCTGCGGGTTCTGGTCCCATAGCTGCGGCTTTTGCGCCAGGGTCAGCACCGTGGGCGCGACGACCAAATCCTGCGCGATCTTTTGAAAGTGTCTCATGCGTACACGTTCACGTGCGGGGTGAACAGGTTCACATTCGTGGTGAAGGCGAGCGAGCGCTGCGCCCCGGATGCGATCACGTAATTTCCGCCCGAAACGTTGCCGAAGAAAGTCGCGCTCGCTCCCGGGGCAATGCTCCACTGTTGCCCGCTCGCGTTGATGCACAGCACCGTCCCCATCAACACCAGACCCGTCCCGACGCCGGTCGCGTTCACCAGCGAGGTTATCGGCAGGGCGTTGTTGATCAGGCCGGCGGCCGGAAAGGTGTCGGTGAAGCTGCCGCCCGGGCCGCTGCGCACGAGTACCCCACACACCACGTCAGCGGCCGGCAGCGTGATTCCGGACCCGTTCGTTTCGATGATCGGCAGCTGATTGGGGGCCGGAAATTGCGCCAGCGTCTTCGAGTCAAAAGAGGCGCCCGCGCCCTTCTGGATGAATCCGCCGGGCAGCGTCAACGCGGTGCCCGTGTAGGAGATATTCGGGGCATCACCGAGCACCTGCTGCCCGTCCCAAAAAAGGATGCTCCCGGCCGCCGCGACTGATTGCTTTACCTTATTGAGCGGAAAGATCGCAGTAAAAAACCGGAACCAGGTCGGCATGCATCGGCCGGCGTGATCGACCAGCGGCACCTGCGACTGCGGCAAGGTCTGTACGAGGCTGGGCGCGACCATCTAGGCGGGCTCCACGTCCAATTGAGCGCCGGAAATAGCGACGCGGAATTGATCGGTCGAGGAAAGCTCGAAAATCCGATCTAAGCCGACGTTCTCGCGGGTCTGCCCCAGGCGGTTGAACTGAACACGAAAGCCCGTCTCGCCGGTCTGCCCGGCCTGCTGAAAACGCTCGTTTGACCAGGTATTGCCGCCATCATCGGACCAGCGCAGCACCACTTGCGGATTTGCGCCCGCCGGGGTGGTGATGCCGCGCTCCATGTCGATCACGAGTTTGTCGAAGTTCATCGGCTCGTCGACCGGCTCGGGCAGCGCCCGCCAGCTTCTCACCCATTTGCGCTGCACGCCGCCGTCGGTATAGCTATCCAAGTTGAGGCCGTACAGGTTGCCGTTGACATAGTCCCCGACCACGAGGCGCCCGTGAGCGTAGGCAAAAGAGTTTGCCCGCTCGCGGTTGAAAAGTCCGGTGTTCGCGTTGAAGCTGGCGCGCTTCGCCCAGTGCCCGGAGGCGAAATCGAACGCCCAGGTTTCGTTACCGGTCGGAAAGGTGATGACATAGAAAAGGTGCCCTTCCTGCTCATAGGTGTAGGCCTGCGCGTCGGAAATCTTCGCGTACGTGGCGAACTGCTGTTCAAGGGCGTGCGTGGACATGCGCACCGCGGAATACCCATCGGTGCGCCACACCACCCCGGTGCCGCGCTCGGATCGCCCCAGCCATACGATGTGCTTGGGGGTCTTCGCCACCGAGTAGGCGGCCGCACAGCCCTGCTCGAGCCACACCCCCTGCAGGCGTTGAAACGCGAAGTTCGCCAGCCCCGCGTTGATCCACACTTCGGCCGAATCGGTCCCGAGCAGCCAGCACTCGCGATTGAAATCAATCGAGGTCACGACGTTGTCGGGCTGCCCGTCGGCGGATGAAAAGTTCAGCGCATTCCAGGTCGTCGGGTCGTTCAGGTTCGACTGCGCGAATTGCTGCGTGCCGACCAGATTCGCGAGAAAGAACCCGTCCTGATAGGACAGCTTCACCACCCCCGGGGTGAAGGGCATCGCGACCGAGGTCAGCGTGCTCGTGCCGACGTTCCACACATACAGCGTGGTGGTGCCATCGCACACCGCGATATAGGTCGCGTTGTCGACGATGTCCACCGGGCCGCTCGCGGTGGCCAGGGTGAAGACCGAGGCCGCCACAAAGCCGCTCGATACCGAGTAGCACGTATTGCCGGCGACCACGAACAGGACCGCGGTCGCGTCGAACCAATGCGCCCCGCGGTGGGGAAAAGTGGAGGTGGTGAGCAAGACATCAAGGCCCGGCGCGTTCATCAGCACGCCGGCCTTGTCTTTACCTTCGCCCGTTTCGTTTTTCTGCAGGTACAGGTTGATGCACTGCGCGTCGGCGGCCGCCTTCGCGCGCCCGACGTAGAACCCGCCGTGAATCGGGCTACGCACTCAAGTTTACCCGGTGGTGATGACGGTGTTCGCGTCGGTGGGGTTCGGCGCGCTCGCCTGCGGCAGTGCCGGCGGCGGGGCCGGCGCGATGCCCGCGGGCGGGTCCTGCGTCACGGGCTTGCCGCCATCGGGCAGCGTGAGCGCGCGCACCGCCGGATGCGAGAACCAGGCGGTTAGACCGCGCTCCATGTCCTGCATGCGCTCTTTGATGAATTGCAGATCCTCGACGAGCGGACTGACCGGCGCCGCGGCGGGCGAACCCGCGGCGGCCGTCACATCGGGCAGCCCCGGGCCCACCAGCTGCGCAAGATTCTGCGGCAGCCCGAAATGCGTCAGGATGGCGCTGATTTGCCCCTGCAGGTGCGTCACCTCTTCGTGCGCCGCCTGCGCCACCCACTGCACCGCGGTGTGTATTTCCTTGCTCATCGGGTCGACTTCGGCCTCGATGCGACCGCCAAGGTGATTGACCATTTCTTGCAGGCTTGGCACGAACGGAACTCCTTGCAGTGAGGTGACGGGGTGGTGCAGCAGGACCGGCGGGCCGGTGTCTAGCGGTTCGGTTTCGGTCGCCATGAGCACCGCGCTCCTATCGGTTGTCGGTGTAAATATTGTAGGTCGGCGCCGCGCGGCTCACGATGGCCGTGTCGACCGCGGCCACCGGCGTTTTCATGTTCACGCGCTTAATTTTGGCCTTAGCCTCGCGCGCGAATTCCTTCAAATCCGGGTCCATCGGCTGGCGCGACTTGAAAAACGGTTTGGCCACCAGGGCGAGATTGGACCACAGCGCTTCGAAAAACCCCGGCGGCAGCGACACCACCGAGGCGAGCGTGGCGAACTGCGCGAACTGCAGCATGGCCTCGAAGAACAGCACCCAGTTAAGCGAGGGCGTGGGAAAGACGTTCACCACCCCGAGCGGAAACTGCTGGTCGTAATACCCGGTGTCTGGCACGTTGGAATTGACCGTCCGATTGCCGATCATGTTCCATTCCGCTTTGGTCACGAACTGAAACGGATAATTGTTGCCGCTGGGGTCCTGCACGTAGGCCACCCCGGTGCCGCGGGTGATGTCCTGCGGGCGGGTGACGTTGATCACCCCGCCTGAGCCGATGGTGTAGCTCGCGCTCGCCGGCACGAGCGTGGCCTGCAATTGCTGCGTGGCGAAGGTCATCAGCGATTCGGTCGACCAGCCATCGAGCATCCCGTTTAAGAGGCTGAGCATGCGCTGCAGATCGGCGTTATTGGCACTCTGCGTCAGTTCCCCCGGGGCGTAGACTTTCATCGCCTCCAGCGACGTGACGCAGATGTCCTGCGCGGTGCTCACGCGGCGCGCCGCTTATCGATGTTGGCGGCGCGCGCGGCGAGCATGCGCTCGGTGGCCGCAATCTGCGCCGGGGTGCGCGCCTTCTTGCGCTTGGCGCGGGGGCGGGTCTTTTTCGCCGGCGCTTCGGCGGCCGCGCTCGGGGCGTCGGCGTTGGCCACCGGACCGGCTGCTTCTTCGAGCGCGTCCAGCGCCGCCCCCGGGTTGTCGAACCAGCGCCCTTTCAGGGCGCGCTCCTCGCGCTCGTTTTGCACGATCACGGGCGCCTCGCTCGGGTGGTATTTCCACTTCGGATACTCCACTTTCGCCTTCGTTGTCGGCTGCTGGCCGGTGAACGCCTTGTAATAGGCATCGCCGCTCGAGGCGCCCTGCGGCACGTAGCCGCGCGCGGCGTATTCGCCCTCCTGCGCGGCGCTATTCACGATCACCGGCGGGAACTTCGGCGAGCTTGGCGGGGCTTGAAACTGGTCGGGCTTGAACGCCCCGGCCGGTCCGCGGCTGTCCCCCGACAGCGCCGGGGCTTGATAGTTCGGGTGCATCATGACCTTCGGGTACTCGGTGAATTTCGGTTGCTGCATGGCTTTAACCCTCCGTAAATTCAGAATCGAGCGGCCGCGGATTGACCGGCATAATCTGGATGATCCGCGCCTCTCGCCAGTTCTTTTCCTTGCCTTCTGCCACTCGCTTATTGATCGCCATACACATGGCCTCTGCGGGCTCTTGGCGATCGAACATCGGGCCGATGCGCAATTCGCCTTGGACCTTCGTCGACACCGCGCATTGATACAGCACCCGATTTCCCATTTTTCCCTACTCCTGAAACGTGACGGTGATATCGGCCGGCGTGCCGGTGTTCATGATCGCCTGTAGCTGGCCCAGGATCTCGACCCCGTACTGAAGCCAGCCGACACTGTTCGTCGTATCGATCACGCCGATCACGACCACCTGCGCGGGCTGGCCGACGTTGCCGGTGGCGTCCTTCGGTTGATTGTCCTGCAGGGTGAGGGTGTTCGCGGTGGCCCCCTTCGTATTGATCTGCACGCCACCGAGCACGCACGGGCCGCTGCTCACGTTCACCGGAACCGCGGAATTGGCGTTCAGGTGCTTGAACTTGAACCGCTGAACATCAGCCATTTAGATTTTCCTTACGTGGTCGCGTTCGGGTCAACGGTGGTCCACAGCGGATCGGCCGCGACCAGGGCATCCTGGCTCGCCTGGTCCGGCACGATCTGCGCCGGGTTCGTCGGGTGATACATCCAGCGCGGGAACGTGGTCCCCGCGACCGCGCTGGTGGTGTTCGGGTTGTAGGTGTTCGCATCGGTCGGATTCGGGTTGACCACGAAGGGCCCCCTTTCAGGTTGCCGTGCCCGCTAATACAGCGTGAGCTTCCTCGAGTGCCTTGCGCTCGGCGCGCAGCCGCGCGATCTCCTCGGGGGGCTTCAGAAGGTGCTGATGGAAATTGCCTTCCCACGAATGCATGCCGTGATGGCGGATGGTGAGGTTCGGATCAATCCACAGGCGAATCCCCGCGGCGCGGCACTTGCGCGAGAACCAGGCATCCTCACCGAACCGGTGATAGTCCGAGCGCGCGCACTCGAAAAACGCGGTGTAGATGCGCCCCGGGCGCGCCGGCCACGCGTAATCATCGATGTAGATGTCCTCGGGGTAGGCGTCGGCGAGCTTTTCGAACGCCGAGCGCTTCACGCGTAGGAAGCCGCCCGCGATGTTGTAGGCCTCCAGCAAGCACGAGCCGTCGGACAGTTCGCGATAGCCCGCCGCTTGTAACTGGCCGTCCTTCGCCTCGACCAGCAGATTCCCGGCGAACTGCCCCCAGCGATTTTTGAACGGGTAGGCGCCGGCCACGACTTCCTCGGGATGCTGCAGCAGGCGCGACACCGCGAGCGGGTGCCACGACTCGTCAGAGTCGATCATCAGCAAGTCGGTGCCATCGGATTCAAGGAAGTTCGCCACCAGCGTGTTCTTCGCCCGGTCGACGTACGAATCGCCCTCCACGCGCAGAAGGCCCCAGTCGATCCCGGCCTGGTCGAGCATGCGGCAGGTGTAGATCATCGATTCACCGAAGCTAGAATTTTCCTGCTGCATGTAAAACGGGGTGGCGAGCATCACCTTGAACTTTTCCGGGCGCAGGTTCTTTTCCCGCACGTAGCGGAAGTAACGATGCTGCTCCGGGATCTGCGGGGTGTGAATATTGCTGATCGACTCTTCGCGCAGGCCCAGGCTGCACAGTTCGCGCTGCTCGACGTGGATATCGAACTTTTTCACCAGCCGCAGGTACAGGTCCCAGTCGAGCAGCCACCCGGCTTTCGCATCGAACCCGCCCACCTCGACCACGGCGCGGCGCAGGTACGTATTGATGCCGAAATACTGGTTCCCGCAGTTGAGCACCGCCGGCCAATGCTCGCGCGGGTGATTGGTCGGTTTGGGGATGTGCAGGCGCCGGTCCGCCGGGTTCGTGTAAGGGCGCCCGTCGGTGTCAATGAAGCGCGGCAGGCATGACACCATCGCCAATTCGGGGCGCTCGGCGAACGCTTTCATCACGTAGTACAGATACGAGGGGTCCAGCGTGTCGTCGACTCCCAGGAGGGTGACGTAGGGCGTCGTGGCGAGGTCAAAGGCGGTTTGAAACGAGTGACCTAGCCCCATGTTCTCGGGGTCGCGGTGCAGACGCAGGCGCTTGTCCTGAATGTCGGCCAGGGCTTCCAGCGTGCCGTCGGTCGAGCCCCCGTCGCGCACGATGACCTCGAACGGTTCGGGCATGCCGTCCTCGCCGGTCAAGGTCTGCGCGAGGGCGCTTTCAACGGCCGCGCGGATCCACTTGCGGCCGTTGAAGGCCGGTATCACGATTGACACTCGCACGTTGTAATCCTCCATTTTTGTGTGCGGGAAAATCCTACACGCCGGCCATGAGGCCGAGCGCCACCAGGCCGGTGCGAAGCGCCTGCGCGATCTGAAGCGACTGCTGCACCGCCGGGTAGTACTGCTGCGTGACCGACTGCGCCGAAGACGCCGTGGACCCGGTGCCCGGACCCTGCAGCTGGATATTGTCGATCGTGTACACCTCGGAGGGCACATTGATTGACGTGGTGGTGAGGTTCGCGTACTGCACCGCGAGGGTGTTCGCCGCCGACACGCGCGCACCGACCACCGCCAGACCCGGGGTAACGGTCGGTTTGTTGATCGCCACCGACGAACTGACCAGCAACCCGGTCACGGTGGTGGTCGCCTCTACCGTGGTGGTCGCCGCGCAGGTGGTGGCCGCGAGACTGGTGACGTATTGCATCACCGGATTCAAGGGCACCTGACGCTGCACGTTGACGCTCAGAATGTCGCTCGCCGCCGGCGTCTGCGCCCCGCCCGGGGTCAGATACTCCACGCCGATCACCCCGGCCGCCGTCACCCGCCCGCCGACAACCTGCGTCGAAACGGAGGTCGTCGAGCGGCTGATCCCGGCGATTAGATCGGTCGCGAGTAGCCCCGTGACCGCGGTCGTCGACTCCGTTACGCTCGAGGCATTGGTCGCGTTCTGCGTCCCGGCGATGGTGTAAATGTAGGTCGGGTTAAAGGCCTGCAGCGGCGGGATGAACGCAAACGAGTAGGTTTCCGCTGCGGTCGGTGTGACCGCGGTGGTGACTACGCCGGTGGACACGGCAAAAAACGTGATGCCGACCTGGTTCGGCCCCACCACGCGCGCCATGGGCGAATATCCAAGGCCGGTCTGCGCCGTGGGTTTGTTGACGATGGCCACCGTCCCGGGCAGCACCGGGGCACCGGCCACCGTGAAAATCTGCTCGACCGACGTATTGAGCGGCACGGCGGTGGGCGACAGGACCGCGGTCGTCACCAGCGGCCCGGCCTTGATTTCGACCACATCGTAGGTTTCCGAGGTCGGCGTAATGGCGGCGTTGGACACGTTGACGTAGTTAATCGCCATCGTGTTCGCCGCCGAGATGCGATACCCGGCGATGCCCAGGCCCGCCTGCTGGCTCGGCTTATTGACGAACAGCACCGAGGAGGTCGCAAGGCCCGCGGTGGGCCCCGAGCTTACCGTGGTGGTCTGCTCGGTCATGGTGGTGGCGTTGAAGGCGTTGCCGGTGATCGGGTTCAGCTGATACTTGGCGATCGCGCCGGTTGATGCGGTGGCCGCGAACGAGGCCGACTGCGAGCCGGTGAGGGCGTACCCGGGTTGCGCGATCGGCGCGGAAGTCGCGTTCGAGTAGAACGCGAGTTTATCGGCGGCCGACTGGCCCATCGCGGTGCCAATCGCGTTCCCGTCGGAAAGCTGGCGAACTGCAACAGATTGAGAGGTTCCCATAGCTGAAAAGGTCCTTTATCCGGGGGTTGAGGTGGGTTTTAGTTCGTGAGCCGGCAGCCAAGCTCCGGATAGTAGGTGGCCGAACCCCACAGGATATCGATCCGCGTCGGGAACACGTCGTTGAAAATGTCGAACGCGCGGATCACGCGTAGCGAAATGTTGCGGTACATCTGCCGCGCTTTGAAGTCCACGCCATCGGGCAGTTCGAGGGGCACGGTCACAAGGCCGATGCAATCGCGGGTAAAGGCGATGTTCTGCGCGTAGCTGTTGGCCGCGGTGCCCTTGACGGTGATCGCCGCGCCGTTGGCGGGCGACCCGGTGACGGTCTGATAGGCCTGCGCGAGGCCGCCCACCGGCGGGGTGATGGCCGGGTACAGCGGGATGGTGGCGTTGCCGGAGCCGTCTGAATTCACCGCCGCCGTCACGACGAAATTCTGAAGGCTGCCGGTGGACACGCGCGACTTCGGGTTGACCGCGTTCACCCCGGCGATGGTGATCACGTCGCCCACGTTCAACAGGCCCGTAATCGACGCGGTCCAGCCGTTCGTGACCAGGTTCGAGCCGGTCTGCGTGGCGCCGTTCACCACTCCGGACCCGGCATAGGCGCCCACCGTCTGCGCCTGTACATTCTGGTCCAGGTAGATTTCGAAGTTCCCGATGTTGGCGAGAAAGCCCTTCAGGGCCGGTTCGGCCACCGATTGCACGAACAGGGTCGTCAACCCGTTGGCGAGCGACCAGTAGGCGGCCGGGTTGAGGATGAGCACGCGACCGTCCTGCGGCACGCCGCCCTCGTCCATGCGCTGGCCGACGTTGGCGAGCGACTGAAAGCTGGAGGCCACCGAGCCCGGCGTGCCGACCTCGTTAAAAATGTTCTGGAAATTGGTGATCACGCCGTAGTCGAGCGCGTTCGCCAGTTCCGCCATTGCCGGCTTCAGGTAGCGCTCGCTGAATTCCTCGATGGTGAGCGTGAGGTCCTGGCTCGAGAACTGGAAATCAACGTGCTGCTGATTGCTGATGCTGATCGTCACCGAGGGTTCATTGATGCTTTGAATCGACAGCGCCGGGCCGCTGGTGACGATGAACTTATTCGGTTTACGGATCGTGAGGCTCGATCCGATCTTGACGAACTGGTTTTCAAACTGGCGGTTCACCTTCGCCGCCGCCACCAGGTTGTTTTCGACGATGACCAGCGACTCCTTGCTGATCAGCTGAGGGGTTAATACCGTTTGGCTAGACATGCGCAGGGCTCTCCGTAAGGTTCAAGCATCTCAAAGTGCCCCGTTTCGTCTTCGAGCCGAACGCGGGCGTTTCGCTACCGGGCGCGCGTGCGTCCGGTGATAAAGGGCTTTCTTTCTTTCTGCAGCTGCGGCATGCGCCGCGCCGCGAACTCCTCCATTGATTCTTCGTTCGGATCCTTCGGCCCGGTGTCCGCCCGCGCCCCGATCGGCTCGAGCGGCTCGTCGGTTTTGGACACCTGAGCGCGCGCCGCCTGGTCCTCAAGCCGCGCCTCGATGCGCCCGATTTCGCGCCCCAGGGCATGCAGGTTTTGCTCGGCGACCTCGTTCAGTCGCGCCGCCACCTCCGGGTGCTGCCCGATGTGATAGAGCAGTTCCGCGGACATGGGCGAGCTTTCGATCTGGAAGTACACCGGCAGGTGCATCCGGATGTCCTCGCGCCCCGTGAGCTTGTCGTACGCCGCGCCGTACTTCTTTTGCGCCGCCTCGACGCGGGCGCGGTGATCGGCGTGCAGCTTGTCGATTGCCCGCTGTGTGGCCGCCTCCTGCTCGGCGGCGCGCGCCTTCGCCCCGCGCTCCTCGGCCGCGGCTTCGGCCTCCCGAATCGCGCGCCGCGCCGACCACCCCGCCATGTCCTCGGTGTACTGGTCCGGGTCGTCATACTTCGTGCGATCCGGCTTCAGGTCGGTCTGCTCGGCTTCGCTCGCGGCTTTCGCCCGCTCGCGGATTCGCTCGGCCTGCTCGGCCTCCAGGCGTGCCGCGCGCGCCTCGGCCGCCTCGCGCGCCTTGCGCTCCTCGGCAATCTTGGCCGCCTGCTCGTCGAACTTGCGCTGATACCATGGTTTTTGCTTCGGTTTGGGCGGTTCGCCCGGCGCGGGGGGCTCTGGCGGGGCCCCTGGCGGTTCGCCAGGCTCTTCAGGCGGCGTTTCTTCCCCCGCCGGGGGGGTAAGGGGCGCCTCGAGCCCTGCGGGCTCTGGCGGGGGCTCTGGTGGCTTTGGCGCGGGCTCCTCGAAACTAGGCATGTCCGAGGTTGTATTCAGGGCCGGCGCGCGCCGGGGATCGGTCGGAAGAATGTCAGGCATGGTCTACCCCATGAGAATTAGGCCCCACCCGTCTTCGTAAGGGGGGCTTTACCCGGTGCGGCGCCGCCGGTAGCTGCTGCTTGCTGCTGCGCGGCGGCCGCGGCGCGTTGCGCCTCGCCTAGCTGCTGCTGCGCGTGAAAATCCTTGAATTTCTGCTCAATCTGCGCCACCGATGCCACCAGCTTGTCGCCTATGTTCTCGTTCATCGAGTCTTGCGCCTTCTGCATCACAGCCATGATCTTCGCCTCGAAGTCCTGATTGGCCTTGTCGACGAGCACCTTGCGGTCGGCGGCGCGATCGGTCAGCTGTGCGATCAAGCTCTGGCGTTCGGCGGTGAGTTGCTGCACCTGCTGCTGCAACGCGGCGAGCATCGCCTGCGCCTGCGGCGGGAGGTCCTTCTGCTCCGGGGCGAGCAAGTTCGGCGGCAGCGCCTTCGCCAGGCGCTTCGCCATCTCTTCGGCCCCCGGCCAGTCTTGATTCTTGGCGATCAGGTCGGCCACCAGCATGCCCACCTGCGGCATGGCCTTGGCGAACGCCATCATCGAATCGGCCGCCTCGATGCGCTTGGAGGCGTACGAGGGGCCCAGGGTCACGGTCACGCCGTAGCGGCCGAACTTAGGGTTGAAGATACGCTCGATCGCGTTGCCCTCGGTGTTCGGCTGCTGCGTCACCGCCTGCCCCATGCTCGGGCTCAGGCGCACCTGCTCGTCCTTACCGTCCTCGCGCAGGATCGTCACCACGCGCTGCGTGTCGTACACCTTCGGGATCAGGTCGACCAGCTGCACCCCGGTCCAGCGCAGACTGCGCCCGTAGTTGTCGGGGAAGTGAAAGCTGCCGATATCGGTCACGCGTTTCAATTCGCGCAGCGCGCGCCCCGATTCGTCAAAAAGCCGCTCGCCTTTGGTCGCATCGAACCGCACCCCGGTGGTGGCCTGCATGTCCTCGGCCGCGCCCGCTTTGGCCTGCACCACCGCCGCCGGCGGCCCGCTGAAGGCATTCCTCGAGGGCGGCGGGGCTTGGCGCCCGGCGATGTTCACCCCCTTGTAGGTCAGATAGGGAAAGTTCTTGACGTTCGCCTGGCGCCACTCCGCTTCGTGCCCCTCTACCTGCCCCTCTTCCATCACGTAGGGCGCCTTCGGGATGAGCGCCACCTGCTCGGCCTCGGCCGTCACCCAGTAGTTGTACATGCGCTGCGCGTCCTTCGAGTTTCGGACCACGCCCTTACGCGTGAGCTTGCCCTGTATATCGATGTCATCGCCCTGGCACTCGATAATCGGGATCCACTGCCCCGGCCACTCGCGCTTTTTCAGGACCTCGATCGCGGTCAGCACGTACCACATCACTTTCGGACACATCGATTCGCGCTCCTGCAGGATCTCGATGTAGCCCGAATCAATCGCCGCCTTGACGGCGCGGTCCAGTTCGTCGTACCAGCCCACGTGTCCGGACCCCAGGCGCACCAGGCGGCGCGGCTTTTTCTCGATTTCGAAGTACTCCGCAATACGGACCTGGTCTTTCGTGGTCCATAGCTTCATGTCCTCGCCGATGCCCGATTCGGTCCACGGCACCACTTGAGCGCCGGGGTAGCGGTCCTCGAATTCATCGCGCGGCATCATCTCGGTGATGAACGCAAATTGCATGTCGGCGCCCTCGGGCGCCTGCCGGTCGGGGTCCAGGTACACGGTGAACGGGTTGCGGATACGCCGGATCGCCAGCACCTTGTCGAAGGTGTCGGGGTTTTCGTACTCGGTGACGATGCGCCAGTACCCGAAGCCGATGCGCACCTGGTTTTCCTGGCCGGTGTCGTAGGCGATATCGGCCGCGCAGTCGCGCTCGATCGCGCGAATCATGCCGCGCAGGATCGCGGCGCCCTCCTTGTCGCCCTTGTCGCCCATCGGCTGCACGTTGATCTCGGGCCGATTCTGGCGCGTGTCGTTCGTGATCTGCTTCACGAACACCGGCAGCTTATTGACCGTCAGGCAGGGCCGCTTATCCCACGTGCGCTGCGCCGCGATGTCATCGGGCCACTGCTTGCCGTTGTAGAAATTCAGATCATCGAGCGCGTCGGCGCGGTCCTTCGCTTCGTACTCGATGCAGCGGACCATGCGCTTACGCGCGCGGGTCAGAAGCTTCTGCTCCTCCTCAAGGGACAGTTTGTCATCGCCCTTGCCACCCTTGCCGCCGTACAGCGCCGTGGGGGCGAGCTTATTCTGCCCCCCGTCCGCCTTCGGGAGCTTGACGCCGCGTTCGGCGATCTTTTCAGCGTGATTTTCGGTGCTTGCTGCCAACGGAGCGCGACTTCGGCATGGTCGCCCCCAATGAGGGGCCCCCGGTCGCGAGAGCTTTGCGGGAAGTCTTCGGTGCCGCGGGGGCCGAGGCTACGCCGAGCGTGCCGCCCCTCAAATTTGTTTTCAGTTTCAACCCGGGGCGCATATCAGGTGGTCAGCCCGCGCACCACGTCCTGCAGCTGTTCGGTCTTCGCGGCCTGGCCCTTCTGATACGGCATCCAGCAGCAAAACGAGGACACGCCGATGTACTGCTGCTCCTGCTTTTCGTCCTGAAACAGCGGCACCGAGCGCTTCACGTGCGGCGCGCCGCCAGAATCGAACACGCACAGCGTGACGCTCGCCTCGTTATGAACGCGTGCCACGATCGCCGCCAGCGGCTCGCCCGGGTTGCAGTCGATCGGCTCGGTGCGGTGCGGGTAATACCAGACAATGCGGCCAACGGTGGGGGTGATCAAGGCGCTTTCTCCTCTTAGCTCGCGGATGGCTTTGTCGCGCTCCTGCACCTGCTCAAGGGTGCTCAGCGCCGGGTCGTTGTAATAGGCTCCGTACGGGATCATAGCCCGCTGTGCCTGGCGTAGTTGAGCAGCGCCGCCCGCGCGATCTTGCGCGCCTGCTTCAGATTGGCCATCACCGGAACGGTGAGCCGCATCGAAGCCGGTCCCATGTTCGGGCCCACGCACACCCGCGGCGCGGCACACTCAGCGGGCCCGCACTCGGGGGCGACGATCTGCGCGTCAACGTGAACCTGCTGGCCGCCGATCATCGTGTCCCAGCGCAGGTGAAAAAGGTCGTCGTGAATCGTGTACTGCATCACCTCGCGCATTTCGCCATCGTTCAAGGCGTGCGGCAAGCCCTCGGGCAGGATCAGCCCGCTTGAATCCAGGCGCCAGGGCGACAGGCGCAAGGGCATGAGGTTCGCCGCCTTGACGACCGCCGGGGCGAGCGCGAGCGCCGCGGGCGCGCCGGCCGCCACCAGCGTGCCGCCCGCCATCTGCAGGAAGCGCCGACGGTTCACCGAGTGCGCCCCTTGCCCCCGCGCATGCCGTGCATCGCGCCAAAGGGCTTTGCGCCCACCGCGCCCTTGCCGATGTCGGCCCGCCCGGTGCTCTTCGTGCTGGTCGCCGCCACCCGCTTGGCGGCGCTTTGCTTACGCCCGCTGCTCGCGCCCGGGAATGGATTCGGTTTGTTCTTCATCGTCCTCGTCCTGGTCGTCTTCCTCGTCGGGCTCGTCGTAGTCTTTTTCGGGGTCGCCGAGAAACACTTCTTGCGCCGGCTCGCCCGCCTCGATGTGCTGCATCAGCGCCTCTGTCGCGCGCGCCCGCACGTCCTGCCACTTGCGTCCCGCGGTGGTCTCGGGCACGAGGCAGAAATGCTCCTGCCCGCGCGGATCGAACACCGACAGGCGCACCATCATGCGATCGAACCAGATGTCGTAGTGGTGCCACTCCGCCGCACGCAAGCCCACCCACATCAAGCTACCGTTGGTCCGGCGCAGCGCGATCACCGGCGGTTCTCCAGAATGTAGATGACCACCAGCGTGATGACCGCGGCCACCACTAGGCCGGTGAGAATTTCGGCGTTCGTCATCACGAGCCCATCCACCCGGTGGGCGACTCGGCGCTATCCGCCGTGCCGATCAGCACCCGCTCGCGCTCGATCTGGCGCCGGCGCTGCTGCTTCAGCTGCACCGCGAACGTGTACGCAAACCCGTCGGCGATATCGGGCGAG